GAATCTCATGGAAAACACCTACTCAAGTGGTAACGTTACCACCTAGCAGTTAGGTTGCTAGGGGTGTTGACAGATGCATTTCTGCCTGATACATTGTACCCCAAGTCATCAGTCAGACGGTGGCTTAATCAACCAACATAGGAGAGTAAACATGTCTGTCAAGGAAGAAACCTGCATCATCACCCCGCCCAAGTTCGGGGTCACCGACTTCTTCATCGAGGGCACTGCGCCGCTGGTGGTGGAGCGGTTCAGCAAGAAGGCCGAACTGATGGCCAAGATGGCCGAGGGCCAGTCAGCGAAGAACAAGAAAGTCCGCGATGCACGGGACTACGACAAGGAAGCAGAAGAGGCCCGCTACCGCAGTGGCGAAGGTTGGGAAGGCATGAACGCCGCAGCATTCCGTGCCGCGATGATCAGTGCCTGCCGCTTGGTCGGATTCAAGATGACCCTTGCAAAGTTGTCAGCGTTCGTTGAGGCCGATGGCTTTGACAAGAACGATGGAGTTCCTCTGGTTCGTGTCTACGGCCAGAGCCATGTGTACACCGCTCATACCCGCAATGCCACGGGCGTGGTCGATGTGCGTTCCCGTCCCATGTATCGCAACTGGGCTGCGCGTCTGCGCGTCCGGTACGACATGGATCAGTTCAAGATGGCCGATGTCTTGAACCTTGTCTCCCGGTGCGGGATGCAAGTGGGTATCGGTGCAGGTCGTCCCGACAGCAAGGCTTCTGCCGGATGCGGGTTCGGTCTGTTCCAAGTGGTGCCGTCTGACCGCGAGCAAGAAGTGGTCAAGAAGTACGGCATCCAGTAAGGCAGGCTAGGCCGGGCCTCGCTCGGCGAGGTCTGGCAAGGCGAGGCAGGCCTGGGACGGCCAGGATCGGCCAAGCGAGGCTCGGCGAGGTCCGGCCAGGACCGGCAAGGCAGGCGGCGCAGGGCACGTTAAGGAACGGCTGGGTATGGCGAGGCAGGCACGGCGGGGACCGGCACGGCACGACCTGGTGAGGCGGGGTCTGGCGCGGCAAGGCAGGCAAGTCGGGGCGGGGCTTGGATCGGACCGGACAGGCAGGCATGGCACGGCACGGCAAGGTCGGGCGGGGTGTGGTCAGGCAAGGCAGGCGAGGCATGGGTTGTCATGGTTCGGATAGGAGGGGCGACGTAGGGCAAGGCAGGCCAGGATCGGCCGGGCAAGGCGTAGTCTGGTCTGGAAAGGCCCGGCTGGGCGGGGTACGGCAAGGCAGGCAACGACTGGAACGTTGAGTTCTGGTGAGGCCCGGTACGTTCAGGCTAGGCAGGCTTGGTGTGTCATGGAATGGTACGGAGAGGTCGGGCGTGGTGTGGCAAGGCAGGCATTTATCTCCCTATCGTGGCGGGGCAGGCATGGAACGTCTCGGCAAAGCGGGGCCAGGATAGGCAGGGCAAGGCAGGCATGGCTCTGCGGGGTAAGTCGGGGCTAGGTCAGGTTTGGCAGGTGTGGCGCGGCTAGGCTAGTTGCGGCTCAGAGCGGTGAGGCATGGCGAGGATGGGCAGGCTAGGGCTGGCCCGGCTTGGCGTGGACACGCGGGGCTAGGTAAGGCCGGTGAGGCATGGCTAGGTGCGACGTGGCACGGCGCGGCAGGCAAGGCAACGTGTGGCGAGGATGGTCGAGGTCAGGCAACGCAGGCATGGAAGGGCGCGGCAATGTGCGGCGAGGCAGGGCTTGGTACGGCAGGTAAGGACAAGCGTGGTGCGTCTTGGATTGGCCTGATGTGGAGAGGCAGGTGAGGCGAGGCTGGGCAAGGCATGGTGCGGTGTGGACCGGACTGGCAGGCGAGGTGTCGCAAGGCGTGGCGCAGCGAGGAACGGCAAGGCTAGGCAGGTAAGGCAGGGCTTGGCCGAGTATGGAACGGCGAGGCAGGCGAGAAGAGGCATGTCCCGGAGCGGTCTGTTCTGGATCGGCGAGGCAGGTAAGGCGCGGCTAAGAGTCGTTGGGTGAGGATTGGCAAGGCAGGCATTTAAACCAAAGGAGATAGATATGGAATTGGAACGGAAATATCTGACACAGATCGCCAAAAAGAACGGCGGTATGTTGATGGTCGATCAAGTGATCGAACTGGCGCGGGATGAAGACAGCATCCTGCACAAGCACTTCACTTGGGATGACACCAAAGCGGCAGAGGCGTACCGCAAGCAAGAGGCCCGGGCGCTGATCCAACGATGCAAGATCAGACTGGTCGAGAATGAGCCAGTAGAGATCCGTGCTTTCGTCAGCCTGCCCACTGATCGTGAGAACGGCGGCGGCTACCGCCTGACCACGTATGTCATGGGCGATGACGGCATGAAGGACGAACTCCTGCGGGACATCAAGTTGACCATCCAACGGTGGAACAAGAAGTTGCACCTACTGGATCAAGACTTGGCTGAACTTCTCTTGGCCGTTGAGGAGAAGTTGGCAAAGAGGGGCGGCGATGAGGACAGGGCTGCGGCATGAAACTGACCAACAAGTTCAACCTTCCTCAGACGTTCATCAACGTCATCCATCGTCCGACCTACAGCAAGGGCGAGTCCCACATCTCAGCCACTGAGTTGTTGACCTCACCCCGGATCGTGCAGCTCAAGCACAAGCACTGGGAGGAGTTGGAGACTGATGCGTCTGAGATGGTGTGGCAACTGTTTGGCTCCGCCGTCCACGGCATCTTGGAGCACGGCAAGGACGATCACCACATCGTTGAGCAGCGCCTGTTCACCGAGTACGAAGGATGGACTCTGTCAGGTCAGATGGATCTTCAGGAAGTCTTTGAGGACGGCATCATCATCTCCGACTACAAGGTCACTGGCGCGTGGTCGGTGATGAATGAGAAGCAGGATTGGCATAACCAACTGAACGTCTATGCGTGGCTGATTGCTAGGGCCAAGGGCGTACCCGTCAAGGGCGCACAGATCATCGCCATCATCCGCGACTGGTCGGCCCGTGAAGCACAGACCAAGGAAGGTTATCCTCCGTCCCCCATCGCAACCATCGAGATCCCTCTGTGGTCGTATGAGGAGCAGGAAGCCTACATCAAGAGCCGTCTGGCCCTGCACAACGAAGCGTACTTCGCTACCCATGCCGGTGGAGATATGCCCGAGTGCACAGCAGACGACATGTGGGAGAAGAAGACCAGTTACGCCGTCAAGAAAGACGGCAACGTGCGAGCCAAGAGTGTCCATGAGACACGCGAGGCAGCAGACGAAGCCCTCGCCCAGGCGCAATCAAAAGCCAAGAAGGGTGAGAGTTTCGTCTTGGAAGTGAGAGAAGGTGAACGAACGCGGTGCAAGTCGTACTGCCAAGTGAGCCAGTTTTGTAACCAGTATCAGACCTATCTGAAGGAAAAAGAAAATGCAAGTCAACCTGAGTAACGAAGACATCAAGACCATCGTCAGCGCCCTTGTCAGCCGTCCGTGGTTGGAGGTCAATGACCTGATGACCAAACTCACCGGACCGCAAGTCGCACACATTGATCTGTTGACCAGTACTACTGATTCGCAGATCGCCCACAGTGGGAAGGTGGAAGTGCTGACGCTGCCGGTTCTGGATCTGCCGCAGACCGATGCGCCCTACGGCCTGAAGAAGGACGGCACCCCTGCCAAGCGCCGTGGTCGTCGCCCCGCTGTTAAGAAGACTGCACGAAAGGCCCGTCAATGAGCAACCTGCAATCCGTCAACATGAATGAACTCCTTGAGAAGAAGGGCAACCTGTCCTACCTCTCTTGGGCACACGCATGGGGCGAGGCTCTGAAGATTGACCCCGCCGCTACGTTTCATGTATCAACCTTTGATCGCGGAGATGGCGTCACTCAGGTCTACATGGATGTCAATGGGACCGCGCTCGTATGGGTGACGGTCACCATGAACGGCAAGCCCATGACCTGCCAGTTGCCCGTGATGGACAACAAGAACAAGGCCATTACCAATCCCGATGCCTTCGCTGTGAACACCGCCATCATGCGGTGCATGGTCAAGGCAATCGCGTTGCACGGCCTCGGTCTGTACGTCTACAAGGGCGAGGATCTGCCGGATGAGGATGCCAAGGAAGACAAGCCTGCGCCCAAGCCCAAGGTCGAGCCCAAGCCCCAACAGCGGGACTGGACTGTCAAGGTCAATGAAGGGCCGGAGTGGGTAAGCGATGTCTGCGTAACCACAGCAAAACTGTTGGATCAGACAACGTCCAAGGCAGATGTCATGCAGATCTTCCAAGTCAACCGCGCTCAGTTCGACAAACTCAAGACCGCGAGTAAGTCTGACTACGATGACCTGATGTCCGTGTTTAAGCAAATGAAGGAGAAGTTCGCATGAGTTACCCCAACAGTGGACGCTTGTCGCCCAACCAGTACAAGAAGGACAAGCAACCCGACTACAAGGGATCCATCACCCTTGAGCGGGCGCTCATCAAGCAACTCCTTGAAGAGCAGGACGATGAGATCACCATCAAACTCAGCGGCTGGAACCGCTCGGGCCAGTACGGCGACTTCATCTCTCTGGCCTACGACTCGTACAAGAAGAAGGAAGAAGCGCCTGCAAAGCCCGCCACTCCTATCAGTGACGAAGACGTGCCCTTCTGATGGAAACGCTCAACTTTGAGTCCGTCAAGATTGCCATGAAGCAGGACAAGGAGGGTTATGTCCTGACCCTCCGCGTCCACCCTGATGAAGTCCCTGCCGCCCTGTTCAGGGACTTTGTCGGAGCCAGGTATCAGACCGTCATGGTGCGTCTTGATGAGAGCGATAAGCCGATGAACAGGGAGAACGATCTTGGCCGGGATCTGGTTCGTCTGGCAGGCATCCTCTGCCGCGACCCAGCTTTCGCCAAGTGGTTGGAGCATCTAGGAGAGATCCTAGAACCAGAAGAAGGAGAGGTAATCGAGTGGCTGCGCAACCACCTAGGCGTGGCATCACGATCAGAACTGCCAGACAACCCAGAAGCGATGCGCAAACTACGATTACTCAACCAGGAATATCAACAATGGAAACAAAGCGCCTGATCCCCTACTCGGTTCATCTCCGAGAGGACATCTACATCAAACTCAAGGCCGCAGCCAAGGACCGCAAGGCAACCGCTCTGGTTCGTGATGCCATCACCATGATCATCGAGGGCGACGACTCATTCACAGGCGGCTATCGCAAAGCCCTGCGTGACGTGGCAGACATGCTCCGTCACGACGAATGGTGCAAGGTCATCGGCGTGCATGGCGAAACCTTCTCAGACCGTCTGGCCGCACACGTAGAGAAGATGGCCGTCCCCAAGGGGAAGTCACATGGCAAGAAGTAAAGGTCTTGAATCTCTAGTCAAGAAAGAAGCACCGCCCCTGCAAGACATGAACTTGGCAGACTGGTTTGCCACGTTTGCCTTGCAGTCTCTAATCAATGAGACGGGGTTGGTATTGGATGAGTTCGCCGTTACGTCCTACGACATAGCGGAGAAAATGTTGGAAGAAAGGAGCAAACGATGGATGAACTCCACGACTGGTCAGCCTACCTGATCCAAGCAGAGAAAGAGCTTCGCATCATCAACGACAAACTGTTGCACCGCCAATATGTGGGCCTTGATCCGCACATTCAGAAGATTAAAGATTGCTTGGAGAAGACTCTCATGTGGGCACAAGAGAACCGTGAACAATAAGATCCCCGCCAAGGCCAGGGCGCACTACGCCAGAGTCAAGGCCCTGCCTTGTTCTGTGTGTGATGCTCCCGGCCCGAGCGATGCCCATCACATCAAGCAGAACCAACACTACACCATCGTGGCCCTGTGCAAGGACTGCCACCAAGGGTCGTTGATGGGATGGCACGGGCAGAAGCGGATGTGGGCCATCAAGAAGATGGACGAGATGGACGCACTGGCTGTCACTATCGAGAGGCTACAAGATGAGCGATCCTTTTAAGATCGAAGGACCGACCTGTATCTCATTTTCAGGCGGACGTACCAGTGCCTACATGCTGTGGCGTGTGCTTCAGTCTAACAACGGATTGCCTGAAGAAGCAATCGTCTGTTTTGCTAATACGGGCAAGGAAGATGAGGCAACATTAAGATTTGTTGATCGGTGCAGCAAGGAATGGAATGTGCCGATCACTTGGGTCGAATACGCCGAAGCGCCGGAAACCAAAGACCGCTTCCGGGTGGTTAACTTTGAGACTGCCAGTCGCGATGGCGAACCATTTGAAGCCATCATCCGCAGGCGCAACTACCTTCCCAATCCCGTCAGCCGCTTCTGTACGGTTGAGATGAAGGTACGCGCCATCCATCGCTACCTCAAGAGTATCGGCTGGACGGAGTGGGATTCCATGCTTGGCATCCGAGCAGATGAGCCGCGCCGTCTAGCAAAGATCGGCAATCAAGACTACGGCAAGCATGAGGAGAAGGTCGCTCCTCTGGGCCGGGTCGGCATTACCAAAGAGATGGTCGGCGCATTCTGGGAGTCTCAGCCGTTTGACCTAGAACTCCCCAATATCGGCGGCGTTACCTACCACGGCAACTGCGATCTGTGCTACCTCAAGGGCGCATCCCAGATCCTCAGCCTGATTGCTGAGAAGCCGGAACGCGCCATATGGTGGATGAAGATGGAGTCTCTTGCCCTGTCTTCTGCGCCATCCGGTGCGAAGTTCAGAACAGATCGTCCGTCCTACGCCCAGATGGCATCCTTCTCCAAGAACCAGATGGACATGTTCGCCGATGACGAAGGCATCCCCTGCTTCTGTGGCGACTAGAGTTGCGCCTTCTCTCTCAGACCCTTGACGTTGATTGACTTGTAGATCTGATCTTCAATCTGCCGGAGTTGACGGATCGCATCCGCCTTCTCCGCGCCAGTCATCATCGTCGTCGGGGCTTCGGTGATCTGACGGATACGCGCCCGTAGTTCAGCCAACTTCTGGTTGACGTTCTCCACCTGCTTGTTCACGACTAAGCGGGCCATCCGCTTCTCATCCTCAAGGTAATCCTTGATGCCTTGTGGATTGTTCTTCTTGATGTCGTTGAACGTGGCAGCAGCGGTGTTCACCTTGTCCCGCAACTCATAGAAGTCCGTGCGCAGGGCAGACTCATTCGTCCTGCTGAGGAATCCGCTCGTGCCAGGGAACGCCTCGATAGCCTCACGCCAAGTCTTCTCCGGCGCCGCAACGCCTGTCAGACCAGACTTGTTGATGGCAGTATTGGTGAACCACAGGAACAGCCCGCCAGTCGTTCCGAAGAACCCACGGAACAGGTGATCGGCCATGATGGGAGACACCGCGCCTGTCTGGCCAAGCAGTTTGGAGATCTCAGAAGTGCTCTCATTGAACTGCCTCGACCACTCCTTCTGCTTCTCGTACTGGCCAAGAATAGGTCTGGCTTGGTAGAAGTCGTAGTTGATCAGTGCTTCCACAGCAGGCTTGGCCAACTGCGGCACCAGCGTCGGGCTGAACAGCGCCTCACCCAGTGCGTTGATCATTGACTTGCGGAACTTGGCACCATCCTCGTAACCCTTGTCGGTCATCAGCAGATAGGTGTGCTCAGCAACAATCTTGGGGAACAGGAAGAAGTCCGTGCGCAGGGGGATGCGCAGTCCACCAGTGCCCGGGATCGTCAGCGTGCGATCACGGATTGCCGCCGGGGTCTTCTTGTAGTCCTCATCGTCTGCGGCCATCATGGCGTACAGCATGGACAGCGTCATCACCGCAGCAGACGTGTACATCAGCGTCTTCCATGCGGCCTTGCGGTCCTGCGGAGAGATGCCCGTACCCGACAGGGTGTTGTACGCCACACGCTGAGCAGCGAGGTACGCATAGAAGAACGGGATCGTCTGACCCGCCAACTGGAACATCTTGTTGGTTCCACGGCGACGGAAGTTGATGATCTCGAAAGCCTTCTCCAGAGCCTCTGCTTTGGACAGGCCCTGCTGAACCGATGCCTCATACACCGCCTGCCGGATGGAGTTGTCCGCAGACATGGCAATGTGCTGGAGGTACTCCTTTATCTTGCCCTTGACACCAGGCGGAGCCTTGATACCGGCAAACACTTCCGCATCATCACGGATGACGGAGGAGTTGAAGTCACGAACGCCAACAGCACCAAACCTCTTCAGAACCTGATGCGTCTCACTAGACTTGGACAGGGTCTTGATGAACTCCTTGACCGCCAAGATGGGGATACGCAGTGCGTACTGAGGCTGTAGGCCAGAGGAGAACATGGCGGCAAACGCGTCCTGCGGAACCTGAGCCACAGAGAACAGCGGGAACAGCACCACCGAATCACGCAGGGTGTTGGCCACCTTGGAGAACCAGTTCAAAGGCTCAATGGCAATCGACTGGATACCCGTGAACGCATCAGCGAACAGCGGGTCAGCCATGTTGTAGAGTTCTTGCTTGCCGTCACGCCAGATGCGCACGACGTTCATCCCGCGCTCTGCCTTCTCTACACGCTCGGCCATCTTGGTGCCGTCGCCCATCTCGATCTTCAGGGCAGCATCAATCATCCGCACGGCCTTGTCGTTGCGGACAGAACGGTTGACCGCGTATTGCGTCCACCGAACCATGTTGTCAAGGATGTCGTTGACCGGCTTGTTCGTGCCCTTGAGTTGATGCTCCTTGGCTTGGACCTGAAGACCACGGACGAACTCGCGTGGGCCTTGGCCTTCTTCCAGTTGAACCTCCCGGTAGAACGGGACGTAGTCGATCACATCCAACATCTGGTCTGCGTACTCATCAGTCCACAGGCCGCTGTTGACCAGCACACGGCGGGCGTTGCGACGGATGCCGTTCCAAGTATCAGCAACCCCGTTCAACTCAGGCATCATCTCGCCAAGCGACAGACCCAGTTCGATCTCAGGATCAGCCAAGTGGATGAACGCCTCACGGTCCTTCAGGCGCTCGATCTCACGGTTGATCTTAGCCTTCTCATCCTTGGTCTTGGCGACATCACGCTCGGCCTTAAGTTCCTCAATCCGTGCCTTGTCATTCTCGTTGCGCTCTTGCAGGGAACGCAGGCGCTTGGACATGAAGTACGTATGCGTGATACGGCGAGCCTCGTCCTCGGAGATGTTGTACTTCTTGGCGATCTCGTTGATCTGCTTGCCGAGTTCCACGAAGTTGTCCGGCTCCTTGTAGGAAACCCACTTCTTGTATTCCTCGTCGTAGCGCAGTCCGCCCTCGATGATGAACTGGCTTGCGAGCGCGTCAGCATGGACGGCCTGAGACTGAGAAGCATCGATCAGCATACCGATGACTTCTTCGTTCTCCTTGATATCAGCCGCCACAGCACGGCGCAACTGGTTGTCAAACGCAGAACTGGATGAGAACGTGGCCGTCTCAAACTTATCCAAGAAACCAGTGGTCGCCTTCTTGGCAGATTCAACGGTCAACTTCGGATTGTCCAGAGCGGTCTTGACATCCTGCTTGGCCTTCTGGAATGCGCTAGGCGCAGGCGGCTGAACACCCAAGCCCATCTTGTCGATGATGTCAACGGCCCGGGCACCAACGTTTCCTTTGCCAGCAACAGGCTCTGCTACCTGTTCGTACAGAAACTGTTCTATTGGTGCGTACTGCACATCTTTGGCAAGCAGGAAGTTGCCGATCTGATACATCTCCGATGCCGATTCGACAGGTTCTTTTGTCTCGCGGTCATAGAAGTAGCCATGACGGGTCGGATCAAAACCGATTTGCCTCCAGTTTGGATTGCGCATCAGTTCCTTAACCCGAGCAAACGCTTCTTCAGGAGGCACATTTACCCACGTGCCTTCAACCGTTTGCAGGGGGAACTTGTCTTGCCCAGCCGCTACGGCCAGACCTCTGGCCTGTGACCTGGGCTCAAAAGTCACATCCTTGATGTACCCCGTGCCGAGATAACTCAGCAACGAACCTCTGTTGGGCTTACCCGCCGCTCCTTCGTGGACTGACACAACCGGCGTGTTATGACGAACCCGCGCCTTGATGTCCATGCGCAGACCGACCTTGGTCCCATCAGGAATGGGGCTGTCAACAAACTTCTTGAGGTTTGCATCAATCGCATTGTTGACTTTGTCAATAGATGCTGGTGGCTCAAGCACGCCCTCATCGATGGTGACTATTGGTTTATAGAAGTTGACGTAACGGTCATACTCCTCACGGCTAATCTCGCCTCTTTGCAGGGCTTGAGCAGCGGCAGTAACTTGAGAGTGACGGCCCTTCTTTTCAGGAATGTTGGCCGTATCCAACACAGGCGGTTGCTCAGGCTCTACCGGAACCGTTTCATACAAGAACTGCTCTTTGGGAGCGTACGTAACGTTCTTGGCAAGCAGGAAGTTGCCGATTTGGAACATCTCGTCAGCGGATGCAACTGGCTCTTTGTTCTTACGGTTGTAGAAATAACCGTGGCGAGCAGGGTCAAAACCAACTTGAACCCAAGCCGGATCATTCATCAGTTGCTTGACCCGCTCATATACCTTGGCAGGATCCATGTTGACCCACACGCCTTCAGCCGTCTGCAAAGGATTCTTGGCGGGGGTCATCCCCATGATCAAGCCTTTTTCTTGATCACGAGGGGCAAAGAACACATCCTTAATGTATCCAGTGGATGAGTAACTAATCCGCTCGGCTGCGGTTTTGTAAGGCTTGCCAGTTTTTGGATCGTTATTGGATCTACCTTTGTGGATAGATACTATAGGCACGCCCTTCTTCAAAGCCGGAACATCCATGCGCAATCCAACACGAGCGCCATCGGCAATTGGCACTCCCAAGAATTGCTTATCGTTTGCACGCAAAGCATCTCGCATGCGATCCATTGTTGAAGGCGGCTTTAGTTTGTCTGCTTCAACTTCTTGGATTGGCGTGTAGTAGTTAACGTACTTATCAAATTCTTCGCGTGACAACTTGCCCTGCTGAAGAAGTTTGGCTGCTGCTTGAACTTGCGGATGACGGCCCTTTGCCGGGGTCACTCCTGTCTCATCCAAAACAGGCGGTTGCCCAGGGGCTGTTGGTTCTTTTGGCGCGGCAGGAGGCTCCTCTGCCTTTGGCGGCTTAGGAGGTGTCGGCTCTTCAGCCTTGGGAGGAGTGGGAGCCTTTGGCAACTCAACGCGAGGAGCAGGCGCTCCCCTCATAAGTTGAGCGCCCCTGAGTTTGATGCCCATTCCCTTTTCCATTTCGGAAACGGGGGTGGACAGCAGGTTTTCCGTTGAGCGCATCAACGAATCAAGGGCCGTCTCAAACTCAGGGTTGATGTTGAGCAGCTTGCGCATGATCTCAACAAACTTGGTGAACGCCGTCTTGTTCCCAACCTTTATGCCGGAGAGATAGTCTTGGAAGTTCTTGTCTGTCAGACCCCAAGCAATCAACTCGTCCACGCTTTGCATGGTGTTGGCACCACGCTTGATTCCTTCAAGAGCCGGGTGTTGCACGCCGTTCTTGATGTCTGTCTTTACCTGAGCCTTGACGCGGGCATATAGGTTTTCCAGTTCTTTTACTGGCTTGCTCTTGGGGTTAAACCTGACCTCAAGGATCGTGGCCGCATGCAGCAACTCATGCAGGATGGTCGAGTACTGCGTCCCAGTGAGGCCATCAGCAACACCGTTAGTCGGGATGCCGTTGAGCATCAGCGACATATCGAAACCTTGCTTCAAGTCTCGATAGTGCCTGTATGTCACTCGCCCACGGGTACCGCTCTCATTGCGGATACCGCCGTTGAGCACTTGAATCTTGCCAGGGAAGATCCCACGGTCAGCGAACTGATTGATCCGGTCAAACGCTTTGAGCGCGAACTGCCTAGCCGGAGTATTGGGTGCGTTTATCACAGCCCAACGCGCCAGTTGAGGGATGGTCATTCCCTGCACATCCTTGGCAATCTGCTCCTTTGGCGTGTCAATCTGGAACTCACGCTTCTCCGGCGGAGTCGGCAGACCAGTCGGCTCTTCAACGGGGATAGCGGGCGGCTCCGGCGACTTCGGCTCATCCACGATTGGGGATGGAGTCGAGGTGTCCCGAGGAGGCTCACCACTGGGCTGATCAATCGTCGGATCAGTAGGTGTAGCGCCAGGCGCCACAGGCGGTGCAGCAGGCGGTGCGGGAGGTGTGGGTGGTAACGTTACCACTTTGGGCAGCGCAAGGATGGCCTGCCGGTTCTTCCCGTATTCCTGTTGGAGCGGGTTGAAGATGTTGACCTTGAAGTCCTTGTACGCGTTGACCGCTTCCTGACGTTGTTCAGGCGTCAGGTCACGGCCACGGGTGAGATTCTTCAGCAGGTCAAGCTGCTTCTTGGCTTCCTGAAACCGGGTGTTCAAGTCACGAAGACCGGCTTCATCCAAAGGCCCAGCCGCAGGCTCAGGCGCCTTTGCAGTCGGGGCAGGCTCCACACCCGGCTCGACGGTAGGCTCAGTCTTCGGTGTCAGCGCATCAATCTGCGGACGGTACTTGGAGAACTCCAACCGCAGGGGGGCAAAGATGTTGTTCTTGAAGTTGATGAACGATTCAATCGCCGCCTGCTTGGCCTCTGGCGTCAGGTCAGGAGCCTTGGCCGCATCAGCCAATTTTTGCAACTCGTTCTCTGCCTCGTTGTACCGATCCCGCAGAGAAATCAGTTGGTCCTCCGGCAACTTCTCAATCGGAGCCTCTGCTTGGGGGGCTGCCTTTTGACGGCCAAACGGTGACACCACACCACCGGTCAGCGCACCAAGCGCCGCATCCCGGGCAGCAGATCCCAACACACCTTCAAACTCAGGCGTCTCAATGCCTTCACGGGACAAGGCAACGTTGGAAGCAAACTGTTCTTGGCCACCTTGCAGACCCTCGGGGATACCTTCCCTCAAGGCTTCCTTCACGCCGCGCATGATGAGGCCCTCAGCCTCTTTCTTCGCAGCGCCTGCGGCCAGATCAACGCCCATCTTCTTGGCAACATAGTTACCCAAGATCTTTTCCGCACCAGTACCACCGGCAAGCGCACCAAGACCGGCCCCGACAAAGATGTTGTCAGTGTTGTTTCCGATGTAGTCCTGAGCGGCTTCTGCCTGCCTCTTGGCATCCACGTCGGAAATGCCTTGGTTACGGAGTTCCCGGTAGACGTTGTCGTAGATGGAACCCTTGACCTCACCGGCGCCCTGCAAGGCACCAAACAGGAATCGCGTACCAATACCGACAGCCGTGGCAATACCCAACGGTGCACCGGCCACCAAGGCAACAGCGCCCGTCAGCAGAGCCGGAACAGTAGAGCCAATACCTTGGGCAATAGACTGAACTGGCGCTTCTTTGATACCGCCAAGGAATGCGCCGATCTCTTCAGCGGCGGTGCCAGTCTTAGCAGCCTGCTGTTCAATCGCGGTACGACGGGCGACTTCAGCCTGACGCTCAGGCGTGCGCATTTCGAGCAGGGATTTCTGGATCCCGCCCAACGTCTCAACCCCGGGAGCCTCCGGCCCAAACGCTTGCAGTACGGATTTACCCGCACCAGCAACTGCCGCCGCGCCTGTCAGACCGACATCGGCCAATGAGAACGGGGCAGGAGGCTGAGCCTTCGGTTGATTCTGATGGGTATAGACCGCCCAGTTCCATGCGGTCTGTTCATCAGGGGCCTCTACTTCGTACTGAGCACCTTCTACCGCTACGGCGTACTTAGGCATAAGTCTTTACCCGATCTGTTTGACTGCTCCAGGTGGAGGAGTAGATGGTATCGCGCCTTGAGCAGGAGCGGCAGGGGCTGCACCACCCAAACCCTCTTGTTGCAACAACTGGTTGTAAATGCGTCGGATGATGGCGTTGCTCTGCTCTTCCACCTGCTCAGGCGTCAAACCATAAGACTGCGGATTGGCCTTCAGTGCATTGATCTGCGCCTGCGCCAACCGAGTTGCACGGTTGTACAACTCACTCTTGGCCTTGGTTTCAGTGATGTAAGCAGACTCTGCCTTGAGTTTGCCAATCTGCGCCTGACGCAGTTCCTTCTCTTCCGTCAACTTGGCCTTCTCTTGCTTGGACGCAAGGGTCTTCAGACCCGCCATGCCCACAGCCTCCATGAAGTACGGAGAACGGTTGGCAAGCAGAGCAAATCCAAAGGTAAGCCAGTCATCGTTGGTCCAACCTTCAGCCTTGGACGGATCCTTGACTGCGGTCTTAGCGGCCTCGACAACCTTCTCCTGCTCCTTCTCGGTCAGGTCTTGCGGCACAACTGCGGAAGGAATGGTTTCGGGGACGATAGGACGCTTGTCAACCGCACCAAGCGCGGCACCAGTCTTACCGACAGTGCTGGCCATAGATGCAGTCTTCTCAGCCCGAGCGCCTTGTGCTGCTTGACGTTCTGCCTGAGCGCCAATCGTTGCCGCATCCTCAGCCAAAGTCGCAGCACGACCTGCCGCTCCTTCAGCCGCCGCAATATCTGCCGCCTGCTGACGTGCGAGTCGAGCCGCATTTGCCTCAGTCGCCGCCACTTCCGTGGGGTTGCGTCGAGCCGCTGCCGCCGCCGCTTTGTCGGCCTCAAGTGCCGCAATACCTGCCGCCTGTTGCTCAGGTGTAGCACCAGGCGCAGGCAGACGAGGCGTCTCAATCTTTGCCTTAGCCGCCGCGATCTGTTCAGGCGTCATTGCCGCCGTGCCGGGAGGCGCCAAACGGGCACGAGACACACCCTCACGTGCAGTAGCGGCCTCAATCGCTGCTTGCTCAGCCTGTCGAGAAGAACGCGATGCTGCCGCCGCACGGCTAGGCACGGTTGCCGCAGGGATGTATGCGGGCAGAACAGAGGCAATACCCTCAGCAGCAGCCTGCGTCATCTCCTGACCTGCTTCGGTACGAGGCGAGTACATGAAGCGCCCAACGTCCTCAGCAAACTGCTTCTCAGTTGGGGCCTCTCCACGGATGGCCGCACGCCCCAGAGACGTAGCAGTACCTAGCGCCGTAGCCGGGATCGCAGACAGGAAACTCAACGCTGTCTCGCCTGCGCCCGCAGCCCTCTGGCCCATCGTGCGGGGTGCGGCTTCAGGGATTGGTTGCCCTTCGTAGGTGTACCGCTTCCCACCAATACGGAGTTCACTGCCCGGGATGGCTCCTACCCTAGCCTTTGCCAACTCTTCGGATTGGATTGAAGGCTCAGCCGCAACCGTTTCAGAGGCCAGTTTGTTGAGGCGGTTTTCCCATCCCTTAGCGTACTGTTCGTACTGCTTCGGGTTGCTCTTGATGATCTCCTGATAGCGGTTACTGCGCAGTTGCAGGAGTTTGCTGGGGTCGCCGCCAGATTCGGTCAACATCTTCTGAGCCGTCCCCGGACCCATGTTGACAGCGGTATCAAACGCAATCTTTGCCAACTTGGGATCGGTCTTGGCCAACTCGTCGCCGTTGATGGTCGTCCAGTAGCGGTCCCTGTAGATTTCCTTGGCCTGCTCCCGGGTCAACTTTTTCACATCAACGCCGGGGTTGGCGCTTTGCAGGATGCCCCAACGGGACGGACCACGACCGGCGTCATTGGCCACGTAGTCACCACCCTCGACGCCAAGGACAAAATCAACCGATTCGTCAAACGAACTGCGAGGCTTACCGCCTGCCTGATATCGAGCTACCCCGCCATCGGCCATGCGCACGACAGGTTCGCTACGCTGAGTGAAGTCAAACATGCCGCCGCTAGAGAACGCGTCTTCAGCAGTGTCTGAGACGCCGCCTTCTGCGTAACCAACGATCCCGCCGTCAGCCATGTTCTCCATGTTGGGCGCTTGCAATGCGGCGATACCAGGCGCAGGTTGGGGTTGCTCCCCCATAGACATGACAGCCTGATCAGCAACCTTCATCTGAGGCTGAGCCATCTGCCCCTGAGCGGCCATGCGCATCTTCTTGCGGGTCATGTCCTCAGAAACTACCAACGGCAGGATGTACGGATCGTTCTTGTACATCATGGCCACGCGCTGCAATGCCTGATCCGGCATCATGCGCAGTTGCTCAGTGAACTGATTGACGTTGATCATGTTCAAGTACCCATGTTGTAGATTGCCAGATCAGCCAAACCTGCGGGCTTTTCCCTGTACTCGGCATCTTCCACAGCACCGCCCTTGGCAAACAAGCCAAGACCCTTGCCGACAGATCCAAGACCGGCCACAGTCGAAAGCGTTGAAGGGGGCTGTCCGTACACCGACGTGCCGGTCTGCGTAAGCGGCACCCCACGGATGATGTCCGACATGAAGCCCATCTGCCGGAACGGATAGTTCTGAGCATTAAGGAAGTCTTGGTACTGAGCGCCCAAGATGTTCTGCATCTGCTGCTGTTGCTGACCGCCGTACTGGTTTTGCAGTTGGTTGATTGCCAAGTTCTGACCAAACTGCGTCTGGCCCAGATTGCCAAGTTGTTGCGATGACTGAAGCGCCGCCTGCAACCCCTGCAACCCAAGACCTGCACCGTACTGACGAGACTGCTCTCCCAACTGCGCGGCGGCTTGGTTGTACTGAGCGCCCAGACCGGCCTGCTGCATCAGGTTGCCGTAGCCAAACTGACGCGACTGCTCAGCCATCTGCTGCGCCTGCATCCGGGCTTGCTGCTCGGCCAACCGCGCCTGAAGGTCTTGCTGTGCACCGAACTGCTGAGTGCCAAGAGCGGCCTGCAAGTTCTGGCCACCCATCGTGATGCCTGCCTGCTGATTGGCCAGTTGAGCTTGCAGACGAGCCGCTTGCTCGGCGTTGAACTGCTGTTGAGCCTGCTGGTAAGCCGCCTGCAACCCAGTGGCTTGGATGTCGCCCTTCTGCATGGCAAGATTGCGTGCAGCTTCGGCGTTCTCGATGGCCTGACGTGCACCACCAAAGGCACCGGCACGGGCGTACTTTTGACCCCGAGCAGTACCGGCGATGTCCGCTTGGCGCTGAGCCTCGCGCTGCTGGATGTCCACCACATTCTGCATGTAGGGGGACATGTACTGAGCCGCAGTGCCTTGGCCAGTAAGAGAGTCCGTGTACACACGCTCCGCAGGCCCCATCTGGTAGGTCGTCAGGTCACGCGTCGATACCCCCGGAGCCGTGAACCTTGTGGGCTGATAGGAAGAAACAGGCTTGTAAAAGTTGGCAAACTGCGAAGGTTTGTACTGGTCGTACGCCAACGCACGCAAGCCTGCTGTACCCGCCATAGCCGAAGCGTCGGCCAACTGAGGCGCTGCCTGCATCGCTTGAGCACCGGCAAACGCCTGCTGCTGCAATGGGGTGAACTGCGCAAACCGATCACCCTGATACTGCATGTAGGGCTTGAAACCGCTGATTTGCGGCATGCCCGACTCATCTGTGATTACCCTACCGCTAGCGTCACGCGCATAGTCAAACAGCGTGCTCTCGGCCCCGCCCAGCAGACGCTCTGCATACGGAGCAATCTGCGGCGCAAAGCCGGTTAGGTATTCAATCTGCTGTTGTTGAACGACTGGATCAGGCATGATGCTTCCTTATGCGGGCAGGTGTTTGTCGGCGCGGGTGTTCTTAGCCACCCTGCCTTTGCCGGTTGTCTTAGCGCGTGCACGCTGCACACGATCCATCATTGCGTAGAGTTTGCGAGCGCCTGCCTCTGTTGAGCCGTTGCCCAGTTCAGAGACGATCCGAGCAGGGATCACAAACTCACCATCGGCAAGGCGGGCGGGTTGACGATTGCCGATAACAGCCGGGATGCTGTCGCTCACGCCATCACCGGGACCGCGCAACAAACGGCCACCGTCAGAGTAACCACCGAGGTTGAATTGCCCGCCTTTGGCTGCGCCGGCTAACGTGGTGATGCCGCCGCTGTTGAACGGCGTGATGTCGGCGTTGTCCATGCCCCTGCTGTACGCGCCGTAATCATCAAACCAGAAACTGGAGTTGGGCTGACGGAAGATGCTGTACACATCATCATCACCCTCGCTTCTCTCAGGCTGACGCTCAGGAAGGAGGTTTATTGTGCGGTCCTCAACGGGCACTTTGCTTGCGTCTTGCGTACCAAACAGGAAGTCGGTGATAGGAGTGCCGGAATCCGTGGTGCTCGTGGTACTAGAGCCTGTCGTGCCGGTCGTGCTTGTCGTTCCGGTCGTTCTTAAACCCCCAACCGCCGTTGAGCCGCTGCCAGAGGTAGACGTTCCGCCGCCGGTAACACCGCTGCTAGTTACCGAGCCACCACCCGTAGTACCTGCACGCAGGCGAGCGGCGATGGACTGCAGTGCCAACCAGTTCTCATCCAACGGCGCATTGATTGCCTCACGCATTTCAGCGTCGGTATAACCTGCGGCCAACAGCGAGTTGTAATACGCAGCCTTCTCTTCGGGCGTCTTGTCAAAAATAGCCCGATTAAACGTGCTGCGCAAGCGCTCGACTGCGGTTTGGTTTGTAGTACCGGTTGTTCCGGTCGTCGTTCCGGTCGTTGTCCCGGTTGTGCCCGTCGTTCCAGTACCGGCGCTCTGCGCGGTTTGGCGTGTGGGATCGGTTGGAATCGTTTTGCGCCCGAAGAACCCAGGTGCAGAAGCAATACCTGAAGCCTCAAGGTAAGGCCGCATCAATGGTGCATTGCCGGGGAGTACTTGATTGACAGGATACGCGCCACGACCCATCAGGTAGTCGTAAGCCGACTTGGTGCCGCCGGTCATGCCGGCAAAGCGGAACTCGTTGTAAGCCGCACGCGCTTGCATTTCGGGGATACCCCGGGCCTTGGCGAAGTCCAACACCTCGTTAAAGGTGGCGTTGGGGTTGCCTTGCAGATACCGCGTGAGCATGTCCACAACAGCGTTCTGTGTGTAGGTTCGCTGCCCAGGAGTGATGTCCGTAACGGTCGGCATGCGCGTTGCGCCACCACCCTGCTCATAGGCAGACCGAACTTGGTCCATAGTCTGCGCCGTGGGTTGGAAGGCGGGGCCTAGCGTGACTTGCGGTTCTGGGGCGGTGTAGGTGGGCGTCGTGGTGTCGCCGCCGTACGGCTGGTCTGAGCCGGTATAGCCAGGAACCGTGGGGCCAGACACAACTTCAACAGGCTTTACCGGTCGAGTCTTGTACTCAATCGAGTTCATAATCTCCCGGCGAATCTGCTCAGGTGAGAACTGCGATGCCTTGTAGAACTCAAACCCGCCCTGATCCGCCTCGCGTCCCAACAGGTCGCGGTAAATACCACGAAGCTCGTCATCTGTTGCCCGCACGCCAGTGGCGTAGGGGATGGCTTGCGAACCCGCCGCAATATGAGACGCAAATGGGTTAGTGGCAGTAGTAGAAGCAGTGGCAGGAGCAATAGGAGTGGCGGGTGCAGGGCGCGTGATGTTGTTTGTAGCCATGAAGTCGGCTACGTTCTGCGCGTCAAACGACTTGCCGTATTGCATGTTGACCAAGTCGGCAATCTGCTGATTGCTCAGGTTGTTTGCAATACCGCTACGCACAGCGTTAATTGCTGCTGTTTGCGGGTCGTTGACAATCCTTTGCTGTTGAGCCAGTTGTGCTGCGCTCGGGGTTACTTGTTGGGTGGGGTCGGTGTTCCCACCATTGGCCAACGCCACAATGCCGCCGGAAGCCATACCACCGGGTTCTTGTTGTGCCGGAGCAGGAGCCGGAGCAGGTGCGGTAGTTCCTGCACGGTTGATTGCCGAGAACATCGGCAACTGCTCTAGCCCACCCGTGTACTGATTCCATGACATCGGGCGGATGCGCGGCGGATATTGGAACCCGCCACCAGATGGCATCGGCGTAGCCGTGGGCACAAACGCGTCTGCACCAAGCATGGCGGCTGTACCGGCCCGCATAAGACCAGACGTGCCGCCAACACCCTGCATAAATGCAGAGCGCCCTGCCTCCGTGCCGAGCCCCTTAACCCCCGCCATAAATGACGGCACTAGACTAGGTGTTGCCCCTTTGGCCTTCGCTGCACTTTCAGCCAACCGCTGAAGACCCTCAGAGCCAAAACCTGCGGTTTGCTCGGCCAACATAGCTGCTTGAGAGCCGGTTCCTGTAGCAGCACCGGGAACCCCCATTGCGCCTGCAACACCTTCGGCCCCAGAAGCACTCATCAGCCCACCAGCCAACGAGGCGCCGCCGTAGGCGCCCAGACCGGCCATGATGCCCTGCCTAAGACTGCCGGTGGCCAAACCTGTAAGACCGCCAACCGCGATAGCCGTACCTGCGGCACCACCCAAACCGAGCATCCCGCCAATAGCAGTACCGACACCGGGGGCGATAAAGTTAAGGGCAAACCCTGCAATCGCAGGCAGCAGTTTCTTCAGAAAACCGGCTTCTACCAGACCCGTCTCAGGGTTTACGGTAAGCGATCCACCGTGTGCCAAGGCAAGGGCTTGCAGACCCTGGACTTCTCCCGGGGTCATGTGGACGAGCATCTTGTCGTCGCCCCGGCCTTTTTCAGCGAGGTGGTTGGCTAGTGCAACAAGGCTCATATGCGCCCCTTGGAATTGATTGGGTTCATTTTATTGGGTCAAGTCGTAGAAGGAAAGCGACCCGACCACGTCGCCCGTGGTGGCGCCAGATACGGTTCTTACGGCAACGGTGTAGATGTCACTGACCCCGGCAATCGTTGCGCCCAGTTGCAGGTCAAAGTTGTAGCCGGTAGCGGCGCTTGTGTTCCCAACACCACCTGAACCGGTCGAAGTCACGTAGTCCGTCTGCACGATAGAGCCACCCGTGGTGGCCGTGGCTGCTACATCAAACTCCACATTGGAATCAGTCGGCACTGCCGTCCACGATGCGGCGGTCAGGGTGGGATTCTTGATCAGCGCCACTTCGTAGTTCTGATTGGTCGTGGGCAGAACCTGCACCCGATTGGGCAGCACAACCGCACCTGTGCGGCCAGAAGCAAGCCGGATGGATACCACCGGCAAGAAAGTAGAGCCGATGGTTCCCAAAACTGTGGTGCGTCGCGCCACATGGTCAATAGAGGTCTGCTCAAACCCACCTTCGGAAATCACCGAGCAGCAGATGGCCTTCATCGAAGCCGCCACCGCAGAGGACACCGTTTTGATCTCGTACCGCACCGGCAGGATGGCCGTGGTCATGTAGACGTTGGTAATCTCATTGGCGTTGTTAAACGTGTGGCAGACGATGTACTGACCGTCGATGATGAAGCCGCACCGGACTGAGCCAACGCCAAGCCATTCAAAGTCCATCCACAGAATCTGCGCCTTGGACGGGTCGAGCGTATAGCCGGAGGCTCCTGTGCCATCCAACTTGTCGCCGTTCCAATCCGACTGATTGACCGTGCGGGTATCAGACGGCGTGCCTGTAACCGAAGAACGCAGGACAAAAGAGTAAACCCCGTCGATGCGTTGGAAGAACACGCCATTGCTGTCGTTGTAGTACCCCACACGCTGCGTGAGGTTCAGGCTCATGCTGCTGTCCATCACGAAGGTGGCAAGCACCAACAGCCCTTTACCGGGCTGATACGGGAATGAGCGATAGGACTGCCGCAGCACAGAGCCGACACCGGCCCCAGTGACTTCCATCTTGATCGCCGCTTCGTTGGACAGGAATGTCGTCGTGCCCGTCCCGGTCGTGGAAACGTCAAACTGATTGTCTGCGGCGTAGCGGTTCTGGCTGTCGAAAAGCGTGTAGGGTTGGCTGACCCGCAGTCGTCCAAAGGCGTCCGTGTTGGTGCCACCGATGGAGATTGGTATGGGAGAAGTTGTAGCCACAATCCGCCTCAGTATTGCGTCAAGCCGGTTGAAGTACAGACGCAGGACGTTGTTGAACTGCTCGTGATAACGCGACTCGTACGCAGTTGGCGCCAACGGCAGGTTTGGGGGTGCAGGGACGGTTGCATCTTCGATCAGCAAACTCATGGTCAACGCCGCCCATCCGGTCTGATGTCAATACGCGGAGCGCCCAACTGCCACGTCGTACCCAATTGGTTAGAGTCGATCTTGAAGATCATCTGGCGCCCACGCACGCGGGTGTAAATCTGCCCGGTGAACTCCTCGGTAATCACGTACGTCGAGCCCCTAACCACCGGCTGGCCCGCGCTGTCGATGCTGCCTGAGCCTGAGTTGTACAACCCATAGAGCGTCATGTTAACGGTCGGCGTGTTGGCCGTTGAGTTCTCAAACGTCAGGTCAGGCAGTATGCGCCAGACAAACCCGAAGTTGTGGCCATCGCCGATGTCGAACTCAGACGACGAGATGTACGCGTTGATGGCGGTGGGCGTTCCGGTAGCATTGTCGTCCAAACCCTGCTCGTGGTTGACGAGGTTCTGGCTGTAGGTAGCAGCCATCGGGTAATCTCGCAGACCGGAGTCAAGCCATGCCGTGCGAGCCAACGTGCCGTAGTACCAGATTTTCTCGACGTAGTTGTAGACGACGTACTTGCCGATGGTAAGGGAATTGGCGGACGGGTAGAACCACCAGACTTCGTTAAAGCCCTCGTTGGTACCGGCAAAGACCTGCTGCGCTTGGGCTTGATTAAAGTCACTAAACACATACCGGCGCACATCGCAGTTGAGCGTCTGCACGCGACCGTCGTAGGCGTAAAACTTGTCCACGCCCATCCAGTACACCACGCCCGAAGCAATCACAGCGGCCTTGGGGCCGACGATGGAGATGTTGTCGCCAAGAAGCTGAGCGCCCCAGAAGATCGGCGCATCCAGATACTGGAGCGAGTAGATGGACGAGTCGGTGAAGACCACGATTTCCTGACGCGCCTGCACTGCCGCAACAATTTCTGAGCCGTGAGACAAGCGCAGACTGCCTGCCTGATTGGTGGCCGAAGGCGTCCAGTTGACGGCGTCTTCCTGGTCAGACCACCGGATCAGCATCGGGTCGATAACTGAGGAGCCGTAGTCATTGCAACCCATCGCAAACACAAAGCGGCTAATGTCTGAGATGAAAATGCCGTTCTGGATTGTCGGCACGTCAGACGCGCCGGACAGAGATGACAGCAGAACGCCACGAACGCTCACCCCAGTCGTCGCATCCCAGTAATAGATGCCGCCCTTGCGCGGACCAAAGATCAAGTCTTCACCAAAGTTGGCTTGGCTCCACAACCGCAGATCACTCTGCGTTGTGCTGGGTGTTCCAATGCTCCAAGGGCCAGTACCCCAAGTACCCGCACCCCAACCAGTAAGCGGCACCACTGTAGCTGGGCCAGTATTGATCTGATACGCCGCAGACACCGCAGAGCCGCCCGTGGACACCGCAGGAATGGCCGACGCCACCGTAATGGTGTACGTGTTGACCGTCAGGACAGTAAGCTGAAACTCGCCATTAAGAAGCGCCGCGTAGGTTCCGGTGACACCGCTGAAGGTCACAAAGTCACCCGTGATGCCGCCATGCGAGTTAGCGGTTACCGTTACAGTGGTTGTGCCGTTGCCCGTAAAAGGGTCGGTGCCCAGCGTGGTGGTTACGCGGATTGGCGTGATGTCGTTATACACGCCGCCGTTTTCAATATAGAACTTCAGGCTGGTGCCAACACCAATCAGGTTTTGGCTGGTTAGCGTCACCCAGTTCCACAGCGAGCGGCACACACCAAGAAAAGTGCTGGAAGAAATGCGCTGCCAACCGCCGATAACTTCGGGGTTGCCCTGACGGAAACGAATTTTGTCGCACTCGTACCATCCACCTTCGGTGGTGTACCGCGTGTTCTCGCGGTTGACTCCGGGCTTGAACAGGATTTTCTGGAGTGGCATAACCGTATTCTCGTGTCAAGACAAGAAAAGGGCAATCTCGGCTTCGCGGCGTTTGACCAGACCCGGCAGCACTTTGCCCCCGCCCATCGTCCACTGACGGAAGGCATCTGCCGCTCCGTTCCAGTCATCCCGGTTGGCCCGCATCCTGATCTGGCTGCGCTGAAGGTTGCCTAGCCCTGCATTGAAGGCAAAACTGACCAGAGCGTCAAAAGAGCCTTGACGGCCAGATACGCCGGGAACAAGTCGAAAAACACCACGTTCAAAAGTCCCGACATCATCACGGAATAGTTCGTCGATCTCCGTCTTAGTCCAGACACGGCTGTCCTCCGGCTTCAGGGGAAACTCGTTGCGAAGCATCCCGGTGTAGCCTTCCTTGCGGATGACCGGGAGCCTGATCTGCTCTTGGTACAGAACATGGCCGTAGCCAATCGTCCAGATGTGAGCAGGGCAAAGGTAGGGTTTACTCCTAAACCCCTCATACTTGTGCATGAGGTCTTCGCCCGCCTTGCTCAGTTTCACTTCTTACTCCACTGGCGAGAACCGAACCAGTAGCCGATGATGCCCCCGAGAATCGCCATCTCGTCGGCGGAGAAGATCAGGTCAGAGTACAGGATGATGTCGTCCATGCCCTGAATCAGATTTGGGTGGTTCCACAGATACCACGCCATGAAGGCGTTGATGGCCACCAACTCAAAGACGAAGATGTAGGTGACCGTAGGACGGACGGTGCCGGTGTAGTTCACCACCCACCGGGAAGCCTTGTCCATGATCTTCTGATCGTGCGCCAGAGCCGCCTCGGTCATCCGGGCGTCGGTCTCCATCGCAACCTGCTCGGTGCGAATCTCCTCCATCCGGGCCTGGGCGGCAAAGCCTGCCGCTGCCAGTTGGAGTTCCCGCTCGGTCTGCACCTGAGCCAACTTCAGTTCATGGGCTTGGTCTGCCTTGTTCTGGAAGTATTCAAGCAATTTGGGCAGGCCCGAGAGCAGCAAGCCCCCGAGGGTGGAAAGAAGCGACAGCATCTCAGGCTCCTAGAGCAAAGAAAAACAGAAGCACCCCGACTGCCCCCACGCCGATGGAGGCGTAAAACAGGCTCAGGGTGACGGCCAGGATGGCCGCAGAGGACAGGACGATGGCCAGTTGCAGCGCCATGCCGGAGTAGGAGTAATAGGAAGACTTGGCCTTGGCAGCATCGCGCTTGGCTTCGGCAGCACGGGCCTTCTCCATGATCTCGTCCATGTCGGCGCGTTGCTTGGTGGCCTTCTGCTCGTTGTTGGTGACCTCGTAGATGGTCGCCCGGACGTTCTTGGCCTGATACCACGCCCACAGGTTGTTCGACTCTATGGTTCCATTGAGAACCGCAGAGGAGTTCCTTCCGGCAAAGTAATTTGTAACAGCAAGGAGTAGAGCAAGCAGGCTAATAGAAACCGCAGCAAGAGCCTTGACATGGGCCTCCCTCTCTGAACGGCTTGCGCCTT